CCAGCTCCTCGTCATATCCGAGACTGTTGTATATCCGGTTGCATGCCTCGTTGAACATCGCAAAGGCTTCAACGCCGGGGTCCCCGGTTACGGTCTGCTGATTTTCTCTGGCAATCCTGCCGAGCTTGGACAGCACATAAGCGTCCATTTCGGGTATTACCTTGGTGCGCACGAACTCGCCCATCACGTGGCCCGCAAGGCCGGGGATACCGGACTCGTCGCAGTCCTGAGCGTCCAGCAGAAAGCTGCGCCCGCGGTCCATCGCAAGCTCGTACACCGCATTCGCTACGTTAATCGAGCCTTGTGCAAACCCGCCGTCCCGGCAGTAATCGCCGAGCCCCGAAAACTCCACGTCGGGGATAAGCACCGTGCCCGCGCCCACAAATTTCGCGCGCATGGCGTTGTCGCTCAAAAACCCGGTCATGGCTTTCTGCACCACCGCGCGGTCAAGCTCGCCGGTCATTTTTTCGGATAAGGTGATGATATTGATTGACATTTCAATTCCCCTTTCATTAAATAATCAATTCCACTACTGCAAAGCCTTGTAAAACGCCCGCTCAAACTCGTCCAGCTCAAAATCCGGGGATAACCCGGTGTCCGAAAGCGGGCCCGCCGACCTTTCGGCCGATTTTTGCTGCCTTTCCCGCTCCGCGGCAGCCCTTTTGGCCTCGCTGTGCCGGTACCGCAGATAAGCGTCAAACAGCGGGATGTCATGGACAACCGCGCATTCCACCACGGCCCGCGGCAGGTCCGAAAAGCTGTTAAAACAGCCCGGAAACTCTTCATTGAGCTCTAAAAACTCGTCCGCAAGCCGCTGTTCCGCCTTTGACTGCCGCTCGGCCTGCAAAAGCCGCTCGTCTTCCTCTTCCTTTTGGCAAAACTGCTCAAACCTTTTTTGCCGCTCAGCCTTTTGCTTTTCAAACTCCCGCGCGGCCTTTTCCTCGTCCCCGCCCATCTCCTTCACTATCCGGCGGTAAAGGCGGTCGTCCCGCTCCTCAATCAGCCCGTCAATAAGCTGGCCCACCGTCTTTTGTTGGATTGAAGCCAGAAACTTCAGCTTCTCGTACTGCGGGCGAAAGCTCTCCCATTTCAGCCCCATCTCCACCAGCGGAGCGGCCTGCTCCGCCGAATAGACGCGTTCCCGCTTATTGAACTTGACCCTGATCACGTCAGCCTGCCCGGCGCCGCCGCTCTCCGCGTCAGGGCAGTCTCCCTGCTCCTGACAGCGCGGCTCGTCCGTTTCCGGCATGGCGGCCGGTTCTTCGGACTCCTGTAGGGGCGCGCCGTCAAAACCCGTTTCCCCGGCAGCCGCCTCTGGCTGGGCGTGCTGCAGCGGGTATTCCCTTGTCTCCACTCTCAACCCATCCTTTCTTTTTTGTCTTATGCGCATAATCCTTTATCGTGACCCCGCTGTGGCGGGCGGGGAAAACGCCTGTAATAAACCTATTCCTGCCACTCCTCATCCGCGTCCGGCATTATCCCGCCGTCGTAATTGAAAAAATTCAGCAGTTCGCGCTGCCTGCGCCTGATTTCCTTCAGCCGCTGTTCGTCGGCGTCCGTTTTACCCGCTTTTCTGGGTGTCTGGTTTCTGAAATCCCCGCCGGCGAATATCAGCCAGCAAACCAAAGCCGTGAAAAAACCGAATGTCGCAACATACAAAACCGCAAGAATTAATAACACAACTGCCATTAACCCCATCCCCCTTTAAAATCCGAGGCCGAAATCTCGGCCGTCCTTCTTTTTGCCTTCCTGTCGGACGGCGGGCGCGGGCGAAACGCAATTATATCCTCCATCGCGTACCTCATCGCGTCCATCAGGTGGTTGCTGCCGTCCTCCGGCATGTTCAGCGGCTCCCCGCCCCCGCCTTTTTTCCACCGGTAGGATTTGAGCTCGGCGACAGTGTTCCTGCACGACGGGTGCACCACCATCCGGTATTCCTGAAGCCTCGCAATCCCGTTTAAAACCGAATCCCGTCCCTTGCGCGCCGGGATTACCCTGCAAATCCCAAGCCGCCTTAAATCCTCATTGCTCTTCGGCTCAGCCGCATCGGCGCGTATTCTCTCCTTTGCGTAGCCTTTTGAGATAATCATCTTCGCTATCGCGCCGTTCAGCATCCGCTTTTCGTAATGCTCGTCGTATATGTAAATCTCCTTGTCCGCCGTATTCACCGCCATCGCGATGAAAGCCGTCGGGTCGTTGGCGTACCCGTAATCCAGCCCGAAAACATGCTTATACTTCCAGCCGTCCGGGCTTCCGTTGCCGGTCAGCGCGCGGATATCAAAGTGCGCTACTTCCCACCGCTCATATATAAGCCCCTCCGACACACCCCATTCCCCAAGCCCCGCCACCGCATACCTTCTGGGGTTTTCCCTCTTAAGCCGCTCAAAAACCGCGATATCGGTTTTGTCCAAAAACTCGTTGATTTTGTAGTTGGTGGTCATTGTGAACACGTTCGGGCTTTTTTTGTCAAAAAAACGCTTTTTCAGCCAGTGCCCTTCGTTCCACGGGTTAAATGTCAGGGTGGTCTGCTTGAACAGCGGCGGCGGGATTTCCCCGCGCGGAACCGACAAATCCAGCTTGTCAAAATCCGCCTCGGATTCAATTTCAAACGCCTCCTCAATCCAGACCCAGCACAAATATCCGCTGTCCACCGTAGTTGATGCCAGTTTATGAACGTCGTCAAATCCGAGGAATATTATCCGCTGTCCGGTAGGCAGGAACTTAAGCTCCAGCGGCGCCACCGTCGCCTTCCAGTACTCCGAAACCCCAAGCTTGTCGATTGCCCATTTAAGCTGCGCGAAGGTGGAATAATAATGGCTCCGAAAGACATTCCTGACCACCAGAAGGTTTGATTGCGGGTACTTCATCAGATGGTAAATAAACCACAGCGCCGCGGTCGTGGACTTTTTCGACGCCTTTCCGCCCTTTACCACCCGGTACCGGCTTCGGCACTCCCAGAACTTCCTGTAACCCCTGCCAACCACCTTTGACAGATCAATCCTTTTCTGCCCTCCCCCGCCGCCGTCCGCAAAAAGCGTAAACCCCGTATCCGCCCGTATACCTCTGTCAATCATCTTAAAACCACCCCTGCGGCGGGTCTTACCGCGGTTTTGTTTCACTGCCGTTCCTGATTTCGTCTATAAGCCGCGGCAAATCCGGCACCGAGCCTTTCGGCAGACGGGAAAGGTACTGTTCGGGGCTGATAATCTTCCTGTCGTACAGGCTGTTGAGGGTGCTCGCCACCTGCTCCTCGCTCCATAAAGTGGATGCCCCGACGTCCACCCTCGCGTTGACTACCAGATTGCGGTACCGATCCCCGTCAAACGGCAGGTACCACGTCCCGAACTCATCCTTGATTTTCACTTTCCGCCGCCCGTACTGTGTTACCCAAAACTCCGCCCAAATCCGCGCCACCTCCTCCAGAAAACCGTAATACCGGTTCTGGACGCTGGTCAGCGGCAGGGTCGCGGTCTCCCGCACCGCCAGAATAGCCGAGGTGTTCTCAGGCTTGACGTCGCCGAGCACCACGTCGTTCGCGCCGCTTTGCTTTAAGGTGTTGCTTATCAGGGAGGAAATATTCTGGTCAAACGCCGGGGAAAAATCGGGCGGGCTGACGTAGCTTATCGCGCCGCCGATATCCTCGCCGCTGCCCGCCACCGGAATAATCTGCCCGGGGTCGTTTGAAATCTCGGCCGATACGATATCGCTGTTCACCAGCATAATCGGCATGCCCATCATCATCACCGCCCAGACGCTGGCGGTTATCATCCGGTTAATCGCAATCTGGTTCGGGATGAGATATGTAATCTCGCTTTCCCCGTAGGCGCATCCCCGCCGCCTCTCCCACGAAAACTTCGCGAACGGGTAAAGCCTTATCCCGACGTCCCACTGCGGCCGGACGAATACCTTTCTGCACACCCTTACCGCCTTGATTGTATATCCCTGCCCGCCGGGGAGGTATTCCTTCCAGAACTTCGTGAGCACCGTCGCCTTGCCCGACTCCGCGGGCTCGTCCCGGCCGCGTTCCCCCGCCATGTACGAGGTATCCCTGTCCGGAAGGATTTTCTGCACTTCCTGCTCGGACGCGCCGTACCTTTCCGCCTCCCGCCGCAAATCCTCCACGCTTCGCCTTTGGGCAATCAGGATATACGGCTGCTGCTGGACGTCGTCCAGATTAGGGTCCCCGAAATACACGTTCTCGACGTCCAGCACCTCGCAGGAAATATCCCCGCGCACCGGAACAGTTCGCGCCTCGTCCGCATAAAACCCGGTCGGTACCCTGTCGTCCCACCATGTATAAAGAATTCCGGTCCCCGAAATATAGGCGTTCCTGAGCGCCTGCTCCTTCAGGCTCTCAAACTTCACCCGCTCGGCGGTAACCCTGAAGTAATTTGAAAGCGCGTCCATCACAAGGGCGATTTCCTGCTCTTCCGGCACAGGCGAGCCCGCAATCTGCGAAAAATCAAACCCGGCATTTTTGCCGCCGTTCGCAAGCTTTGCCCGCAGCGGCAGGACTTTCTCCCTGATTGACAGGGTGTCCGCAACCCCGTCAGCCGAAAAATTGACCGACACCTGATTTTTGCAGATAAGCGCCATCTTGTATTCCCCAATCCGCTTAATCAGGTTGTGGCGGACAAGCGGACGGTCGTTGCCGCAGCGCGCACCGTGCCACTGGTCCCCGATAAAAAATCGTTCGTTAATCCTGCCCTGCTCGTACAGCCCCCGCTTTCCAAGCCCCGACTTGAATTTGGTGCCGGCCTCGTATTCTTCCCAGATACCGTCGGGCAGAACCTCCGGATTTAAAGGGTTTTTTAGCCTTTCTCCCATCTGTTTCACTCCTGTACTCCATTCCGGGTCTTATTGACCACTTCTAAGTTTTTTAGCCTTTCTCCCGTCTGTTTCTCCCTCTTTCCAAATCAGTCTTTCAGAGCATCCTCGCCGAAATACACGTTCTCGACGTCCAGCACCTCGCAGGAAATATCCCCGCGCACCGGAACAGTGCGCGCCTCTTGTATTCCCCAATCCGCTTAATCAGGTTGTGGCGGACAAGCGGACGGTCGTTGCCGCAGCGCGCACCGTGCCACTGGTCCCCGATAAAAAATCGTTCGTTAATCCTGCCCTGCTCGTACAGCCC